GCAGCACGCGCCAGAACGTCGCCACGGTCTCAAGGTCGTCGCTGAACCAGATCCTGTTCATGCCGCTTCCCTGATTTCGACGACGGGTACGCTTGGCGCTTCTCCAGCGGCGAACGAGGCGCCAGCGATTTCCAGGCTGTCCTGTGCGAAACGGACCGGGACATCGAACAGGAAGCCTGCTCGCACCGTCGCGCCGGATGGGGGCGGTGTCTCGAAGCTGATGACGCCTCCATCGAGCAGTTCCCAGTTGCCGAGCTGGACAGCATTATCGACGCTGACCACGATGGTCTCGAAGACCGGACGCGTGATGCGGCGCACCTGCCGTTCGTCGCCGGTTCCATAGCCCTTGATGAGCGGGAAGTCCGATTGCGAGCCATCGCCGGCGCCAAGCACCTGGTCCGCAGGCGAAGGCGCGCCGACCATGCCGCTGGAGCTATGGTCCGACGGATCGCGAAGCCGGAAGCCTCGCGCCGCGCCACGTCTCGCGCGGTAGAACGCAATGAGTTCGCCCAGTTCGGCTTCGGATCGGATGCCGGGGCCGACATCGAAACGCAGCCGTGCGTTCGACCACTGGCTGTTGCGCCGCTCGAAGCCCGAGGCGGTGACCGAAACGCTGGTCGAGAATTCCGGGATCACGGTCGCATCGCGGCCCAGGGCAAGGGGATAAAGGACATCGTCGAAGGCTTGCATGTCGGTATCGTCCTGTGGGTTGGGCAATCGCACATATCCGTCGCGGCAGACCTGGGGCAGCGCCCAGACAAAGATCTCGTGCGGATCGCGCCGCCTGGCTTCATCGATGCCGGCATCGATAAGTCGCCACTTGTCGGATTGTTCCGGGAGCAGCACGAAGCCCGCGAAATAGTCCTGGTCTTCGGGTGGATAGGCGAGGCGATCGTTGATGATCGCGTAGCCGCTCCTGCGGCTGGCGTTGGCGCCTTGGGTCAGCCAGTCATAGTCCTCGACCTGAAGGCGATCGAAGGCGGGTTTGGCCCACGCGACCGGGAGATTGGCGCGACGCGCATCGGGCATGCGCGGATCGAGCAAGGTCGGGGGAAAGACCAGCAGCAGCGCCTCGAGCGACTGACCACCTGCCGCATCCCTCGCGGCCTGCACCAGCGCGGCGGTGGATTGCGCGAGGATCAGGCCTGCCTGGTCGAGCGCGTCCTGCTGCGGCGGTGTCAGCGGGACATGCATGTTGTTTATCGGCGAATGACTTTCGATCGCCGCGCTCGCCCAGGTATCATAGATGCAAATTCGCCCGTCCGGGAATATCCACCACCAGGGCTCTCCCACCTGGAACCGCAGTGGCACACCGGCCTCGACCATGAGGCCCACGAAAGCCGCCGCGACTCTCTGAAGCCACGTCATGGCGTCGGGATGAGCGGGCGAGAGCAGCGTCGATGGCGGATCCCAGCCGGTCAGCGCCGGGTTGCCGTTTGCGGCGAGCTGCTTCCAGTCAGGCGGACAGTGCTGGTCGAGAACCTCATATGACAATGAGGCGATCGGCGAGAAGCCAAGCCGGGCGCATTCCTCGAAGTAGGCCTTGTGCCAGTTTCGCGCGGGCAACGAGAGCGCGTCCGCGAGGCGGTTGACGATATAGCTGCCCTCGTCGTGCTTGAGCTGGAAATAGTGGCTCATGCCGACGTAGTGGACGATCGAACCGCGATACCCGAGCTGGCGGATGTTGCGCAGCAGGCGGGCCGGGGTCTGGACGCCGTTGTCGTCGTAACCGGTGGCGATGGAAAGGCCATGCGGGGGAACCACCACATCGCCGACTTCGAGCAGCGCGTTGCGGCCGGTGCAGTTGATCTGCGTCACCTGCGCCCAGCCATTGACGGGCGCAGGAAGCGGGTCTTCGCTCGCTCCGTTATAGCCGGGCGCGACAAGCGAGATGAACATGCGGTCGATATCGCCCGGCCAGACGGGATCGCCGCCCCCGACGATGTCCCAGCCGCCCTTGAGATCGGAGAAGTTCAGCTCGATCCGGGCGTCTTCGGGCGTGCCGATGGCATAGTTCCAGATCCGCACATACCAGGTGCGCGGTGATCCGCTTTCGTCGCGGCCCTCGATGGTGAGGGTCGGGCCGTTGGGCTGGTTGAGCGCAACGATGCCGCTCGAACTCCAGCGGAACGAGAGCCTGCAATGCGCATAATCGCGCTGCGTGCGATAGGCGAGCAGCGGGTGGTCGATGTCGTCGACACTTTCCCAGATCAGGCCCGCCAGGTCCTGCTTGCGCAGGAAATTGGCGTCGATGCGCAATGCGTCGTGCGCCGTGGTGATGACCGATGCAACCATCGGGCGGGGGAAGTTGACGGTCCAGAAGCGCGGATCGAAGCGCTGGATCCAGTCGCTCGCTTGCCCCTCGCGCCTGTCGGCGAGCCAGAATGCCATTTCACAGCTCCTTGAGAGTTCAGGCCTGAGCCAGGGCGCGGCGCACCGCGCTTGCCACCTGGCGGCCGGAGCGTTGCAGCGACTGCGGAACACTGGCTCCGCGCGGCGTTGCGATGGCGATGGAGACGCGCACGTCGCGCGGTGCGCTGCGCTCGAAGTTCTCGACCCGGCCCGACGAGGTCGGCACAAACAGTTCCGGACCGCGTTCGCCGACCAGATAGCCGCGTCCCGGGGCGACTGGCCCGCCGGTGGCGCGGCCGGGAAGGCCAAGCACAGAGCCGACCAGTCCGCCCAGATTGAGCAGACCGCCCAGTCCGCCCTGGGGCAGGCTGGAAAACAGGTTCCGCGCCGCCTGCGCGGCAATCTCGTTCATCGTGTTAAGCGCAATCCGCTTGAGATCGTCGAAGCCAAGGCTTCCGCGCCGGATAGCGCCGACCAGCCCGCGCTCGAGCACGCTCCCGGCCTGGTCAAAGCCGTCGAGAAGCGTTGAATCGAGCGTCGTGCGCAGCCCGGCAATATCTTGCGCAAAGCCCTGGGTGCTGGCGCGCACTTCAACCATCAGAGGTTCGAGATCATCCATTGTCGCGTTCCATCATCTTTACGAGGTCGGTCCTGGCGAGCGGGGCGCCCGGCGCTTCTCCAAGTGGCGCAAGCGCTCCGGCCAGTTCGGCAGGTGTGGCCGACCAGAATTCGCCGGGCCGCCAGCCGAGGGCGCGGGCCGCGAGAGCGAACAGGCGCATCGCGTGTGGCCCAAATCCCTCGGTCATCCGGCGCCCTGGAGTATCTGCGAGAGCACGGCGCGAAGGGGCTTTGCGCTTGCTGCGAGGCCCTGGCGGACGATCGCCTCGCCGACCTGTTCCCGCGTGACGTCGCGCCGGTCGGCGAGGCAATGCCAGAACAGCGCGGAAATCTCGCCCAGCTTCAATTCGCCGGATGATGCGCGCTCTACCAAGGCCAGCAGCGGACCCAACTCTTCCTCGGCGGCAATCAGTGCGCCGAAAGTCGGGCGCAGCACGTGCGTCGTGCCGCCGATAGCGATGCTTGCCTCGCCCCGGAGTGGATTGGCGGTCCGCTCGCTCACGCGGGGACAACCTCGCCCGAGCTTTCGAGCTGCATCGTGTAGCTGCGTTCGCCATTGAAATCGCCGGAATAGTCGAGCCGCTGGATCAGGAACTGGCCACGCAGCTTCTCTCCGTCCTCGAAGCTCAGCTCGTAGTTGTCGATGGTGCCGGCCATGGCGTTCGCGCGGATGCGCGCCTCGGCGGCGCTGCCCAGGAATATCCCCGACGCCGATACGCCGACCGAGCGGACGCCAGCGCCGGAGAGGAGTTCGCGCCAGCCACCGCTGTCCTTGCTGGTGACGACGACGGTTTCGCCGGTCACGGTCATCTGCGTGGTGCGCAGGCCGGCGACGGTGTCGTAGGCGGCGGGCGATCCGCCATCGGAAATCTTGAGAAGGAAGGCGCTGCCTTTCTGGGCGGGCATGGGAATCTCCTTGTCTGGAACTATGTTGCGCCGTCAGGCGGCGAGCATGCGGAAGCGGTATTCGATGAGGATTGCGCGGCGGCTTTCGCCGCGCTGTTCGGCGCGAGCGCGCAGGAACTGCGAATTGACGATCGTGAAACCGGGCTGATTGCGAGGCAACGCGCCAATGCGGCTTTCGATGGCCGCAATCAGGCTGCCTGCGGTCTCTGGCGCGTCGCCGCGACAGTGCAGTTCGAGCGCGATGCGGACCTCGCGGCCCTGGTGGCTCTTGCAACTCCAGTCGGCGCTGGCGCTCGCGGCCAGGGCCAGCCAGGGCAGGCTGGTGCGCGAAGGCGCTTCTTCGACGATGGCGTTGAGCTCGCCTGCCAGGAATGCGTCGCTTTCCAGCCAGCCGATCAATGCGGCGCGCAGGGCAATTTCCATTGGCTCAATCCTTTGTGAACAGGGGCCAGAGCAGCCGGGCGTCCCGCCAGCGCGACGGGGCGTTCGAACCCATGCGGCGCGCGGCGATGGCCGCTTCGGCGAGCGCGGCGGCCTTGCGTGAAAGCCGCGCGGCGAAGCTTTCCGAACTCGCGGAAATTCGCGCCTCGATCATGCGAGGCGCATCCGTCTCCACGGCTGCCAAAGCGCGGCCACCGCAGCGGGCGGCTGTGGTGCCGCTCCGCTGCCTTCTCGTTCGCGATGCTGGTGGGCGGCAAGCCTGATGATGCCGTGGCGCAGCGCCTCGGGCAGGGAGTCCCAGCCCGGAACCAGGCCGGCGATGAATCGCACCGCCAGGTTTGTGGCATGGCCGCGGTGAAGCAGGCGAAGCCGTCCGGCGCCATCGGCATCGAGATCGAGTTCGTAGTCGCTAGCGGCCAGTGCCGCTTGCGAGCCGTCCGGCGCGACGCCCGCGACAGCCGTGATCGCCTGCACCGGTCTCGCGGTAAGCTGCAACCAGCCGCCGTGTGCGGGAATGCGTTCCTCACACTCGGCTTCGAGCGGCATCAGGCCGGTAAAGGCCTCGCACATGTCGAGCGCGGCGCGAAGTAGCGCTGCCAGCAGGGCGTCGTCATGCGTCGTCGAAATGCCGAGCCATTGCTTCAATTCGGCCAGGGCCGAGGCCGGCAGGATCGCCGGCGTGACGATTGCTCGCTTCATTCGCGGCCTCCGTTTGATTGTTCGGTTTGCCAAGCTGGGTCAGCCTGGCGCGGACCTCCCGCCCACCTCCCAGCCCGGCCACCGAAGCTGACGGTACGGTTGGTGGACGGACGCAAAGGTGGGGCGGGAGGCGCACGGGTTCCCGACAGGGAGCCTAGAAACCAGAGAGGTGCCCGCGCCGGGAGGAGAGGGGCAGCGGAGCGGGCACGGAACCGGTCCGGGGAAGGTGCGGACCGGGACTCAGGCCACCTGCCTCAGGCCGAGATCTTCATCAGCTTGATCGCGTCGCTGTCGAGCACCTGGCCGCCGATGCGCTTGGTTGCATAGAAGTGCACGAACGGCTTGTTGGTGAACGGATCGCGCAGGATCGACGTCGCGCTGCGCTCGGCAATGAGGTAGCCGGCGCGGAAGTTGCCGAACGCGATCGGGAAGGCGTCGGCGGCGATGTCGGGCATGTCCTCGGCTTCAACCACCGGATAGCCGAGCAGGCGATTGGGCTGGCCCTCCATCAGGCCGGGCTGCCACAGGAACGAGCCGTCGGCGGCCTTGAGCTTGCGCACTTCGGAAAGCGTCGCCGAATTCATCACCCAGCTCGCGCCCTGGCGATGCCCGGCCTTCAGCGAGTGGACCAGATCGATGAGCTTGAGCTCGGGATTGACATCGAAGCCGAGCGCATCGCCGGATTCGACATATTGCAGCGTTCCGAAAGCACGGATCGCGTCGGCCTCGTCAGTGGTCGGAGCAGAGAGGAAACCCTTGGGCTGGTTGACGCCGGTGCCGCCCACGAAAGCCGCACCCTCGGCGCGGGCGAATTCCATCGCGATCTCGTCGGCGAGCCAGGTTTCGAGGTCGAAGGCGGCATCGTCGAGCATTGACTGGCTGGCGGCCGGGTTGGCGTAAAGCTCACCCGACGGCGGCGCGATTTCGGCAAAGCTGGGCGTCGCGGTTTCGGTGCGGCCAGCGACTTCGCTGACCCAGCCCGAGGCGGTGCCGCCGGTGGTGACCAGCTTGCGGTAGCCCGCCGTGCCGGTCTGGACGACCTGCGCGATCGAGCGGATCGGGCTGATGTTTTTGAGGCGCGCGGAGATCGTCGCGTCGATTTCGCGCGGAACGGCATAGCCGCCGTCCGCAAGGGCAGCGCCGGAGATCGACTTCAGTTCGGTGTCGCGGCCGTGGCGCAGGTAGCCATCGACGAAGCCCTTGAGCTCGAGGCTGGCCGGCTGGGCGTGCGCGCCTTCGAGGATGGGGCGGGCGGCGGCGCGGCTGACCCGGTCGAGCCGGGCCTTCACGTCATCGACGTCGCTGCGAAGAGCGTCGATCGCTTCCTCGGCGGCGTCCTGCCGCGCGACGAGATCGAACGAGGCGTCAAGCGCTTCGACAGGGCGGGGAGTCATTTCCATGGGGCATTCACCTTTCAAAAAATCCGACCCCAGGGTTGGGGACGGCGGGCAGCTTTCACAAAAAGGGCCGCCCCATGGATCGGGACGGCCGGGACTTGGACTTGTCGTCGTTCGGGAATCTATCGCAGCAGGTGCACGCGCGCGCCGTGCTGCATCGGGTGAGTGACGAGGCTGATTTCGAACAGCTCGATGTCGAGCAGCTCGCGACCGTGCTCGCCGGTCCGGCTGCCAAGCGTTCGGTAGCCGAAGCTGAGGCCGGTGACGCTGCCGGATCTGAGCGCAAGTCCGGCGGCGCCATCGGGATTGTCGATCGTGGCGATGACGCGCAGGCCGCGTTCGTCTTCGCCGACAGTCTCGATCCAGCCGATCCGCAGGTCCGGCCGGTGCTGCCAGAACAGGGGCAGGGGATCGCGGCGCGAAGCGAGGGTGCGCGCGAAGGCGCCCTTGCGGATGACATCGCGCCCGGCGTCGCGCTTGCCGAACAGGGCGGCATAGCCGGCAAACCGCAGGCTCATCGCAGCAACTCCGTCGCGCCGAGCCTTACCGCAAGGCCGAGCAACAGCAGGGCGAACAAGCCGCGCACGATCCAGGTGACGACGGCGGCCTGTGCGCTCGCCTTCGCGGCGCGCCATGCCTTGAGCAGCTCGCGCAGTTCGGAGAGATCCTCGTGCGCGTTGAGGTCGTCGAGACCGACCTGTTCGAGCATGCGCTGCGCGCCCAGTTCGCTCGCTTCCTCGACAATGGCGCGCAGGGTGACGAGATCGGTGCCGTCGCCTGCCGCCTGCGCGACGAGGCGGGCGAGCATGTCTTCGTTGTTCATCTTTTGTTCTCCGCATCATCGGGGCTGGCGGGCAAGCCGAGCATGGCGCGCTTCTCGGCTTCGGTGAGGAAGGCGGCCTCGGTGACCATGGTCCACAGCCGCTCGCGGTCCTCCGAAAGCGCGGGCACCTGGTCTAGATCGATGGCGAGCCGCGCCTTGGGGAACCAGGGTGACAGGCCCTCGCACAGCGCGGCGAAGAGCTTGGTGGCTAGGGGCAGCAGGGTAAGCCGCCACAGCGCCCGGTTGGCCTCGCGATAGTTCGCATAGGTTGAATCGCCGGGCAGACCGAGCAGCATCGGCGGCACCCCGAAAGCGAGAGCAATGTCGCGCGCGGCGGCGGCCTTGAGCGTGGCGAAGTCCATGTCCGCCGGGCTCATGCTCATCGACTGCCATTTCAGTCCGCCCTCGAGCAGCATCGGGCGCCCCGCATTGGGGTGGCCGGAAAAGGCATTGGCAAGCTCCGCCCTCAACCGGTCGAACTGGTCGGTGGTGAGCGTTGCGTTGTCGCCCGGATCGTAGACCAGCGCGCCCGATGGCCGCGCCGCGTTCTCGAGCAACTGGCGATTCCAGGCGGCGGCGGCATTGTGCGTGGCGACGGCCTGATCGGCGGCGGAAAGGCAGCCCGCGCCATAGTGATCGTCGGCGGGGTGGAAGTGCCGGATGTGGATGAGGTTCGGCGATGCATCCTCGTCGAGCACGGGGATCGTCAGCCTGCGTTCGCCCACCTTGTAGGTGAAGGCATTCGGCCAGCCATCGTCCGACGCCTGCACGCTCATGCGCTCGGGCCGCAGGGCGAACAGTTCGACCGGGCGGCCCTTGGCGTCCTTGAGCACCTGCACATAGGCGTTGCCGTGAAGCAGCAGGTGCGAGGCGAGCGTTTCGAGCAGCGACTGGCCGGCGCTTGTCTCCGAGACCAGCGCCATGAGCTTGGCGTCGGTCTCGACCAGCGGCGCGCCGCCGATCCCTTCGGCGACCAGCCGCACCGCGCGCTGCGCCACCGGGTTTTCGAGATAGCCGCGCCGCAAGGCGCTGGGATAATCGAACGGCATGCGGCCGGGGCTGGTCTCGGCATAGACCCAGGGCGAGTTATGGGTGCGCGCCAGGGGCACGCGGTCGCCGCTGCCCTTGAAGGCGGAAGCGAGCGTTTCGAGAAATGACATGGTTGGCCTTTCAGTGATTCTTCCGGCAGTCACAGGTCGATATGGACGCGCGGCGCGCCGCTCCGCCCCAGCATCAGTTCGGTCATGGCCCAGACGAGGGCGTCGGCGCGGTCGGGCGAGCGGCCCGGACCGTGATAGTCTCCGCCCGCCATCAGGCCGCACAGTTCGTCTTCCAGCTCCGGGAACGTGCCCGCATGGCGCACGCGTCCGGCTTCGTAGAGCGCGGCGACCGGCTCGGCGCGGGCGACCTTGCCCTTGCTGGCGCGCACCAGCTTGACCGGCAGCGACAGGTCGGCGGCGCGCAGCACGCTTTCGACCATGGCGCCGCCCTGGTTTGCTTCGGCGACCACGCGGTCGGCCTGCCAGCCTTCCGATGCATTGGCCACGGCGCGCGCCCATTTCTCCGGGCTTGGCTTGCGCACCGAGACATCGGCCAGCACCCGCGCCATGCCGTCAAGGCCCAGCGCGGCGACCACAATGCCGCAGGCGTCGCCATTGGCCGAGGCGGGCGGATCGACACCGATGACGACGCGCGCATGCTCCGGTGGCGCGCCGCCATCGCGGCACTGCTCGAGCAGGGCGCGGGTCCACAGCGCGCCTGCAATATCCTCGATCAGTTCGCCGTCGAGTTCCTGTCGTCCGAGCGCCGAGCGGCCGAAAGTCCGCCGCACGTCGCGCAGGAAGCGCGGCGGCAGGTTGTCGGCATTGTCCTCGCTACGGCCCCTTGAAAGCACCAGTCCTTCCTCCGCCAGCACGCGGCGCAAGAGCGGCACCGCGCGCGGCGTGGTCGTCGCCACGAGGCGCGGGCTGTCGCCCAGCCGCAGGCCGAGCGAGAGGTTGTCCCACGCCGCCTCGGCGCGGCCACCGGCATTGTCCCACTTTGCGATCTCGTCGCACCAGGCGTGGCTCGACTGCGGACCGCGCAGCGTTTCCGGATCGCCGGCCGAATAGAGTGTCGCTTGTGCGCCGTTGGGCCAGGTCAGCCGCCGCAGCGAGGGTTCGAACCTCGGGCGGCGGCGCGACGGACTGATCGAAAGCAGGCCGCTCTCGCCCTCGATCATTACCGCCCGCGCTTCGCCAAGCGACGCGCCGACAAGCGCAATC